TTAAATCTAATGCTAAGTTCGCAGAACAATTAGAAGAAGATTGTAATAACATTATGGCTGAATGTACAAAGAAGGATAAAGAGTTTTGGAAAGAGAATCAGAGAACTGATTATTTCTTAAATGCAGAAGAAGCATTAGAATTAGGAATTATAGATAAAATTATATAAAACAAAAAGTTATGGAATACAATTATAGACCCTTAGGGGATAGAGTAGTAGTAGAAATCGTAAAGAGACACGATGAGAAAACTAAAGGTGGTTTATACAAACCATCAGGTTCAGAAACTACAATGATGGGTACAGTAGTAGCTGTTGGTAGTGGATTATTTACTCATTCAGGTGAGATTATCCCTATGAGTACAAAGGTGGGTGATACAGTTCTATTAGATGGGACTGGATTCAAACACAAAAATGGTAGTAAAACTTATAACATTTATAGAGAGAGTGAGTTCTTATCTATATTAGATAAAGCGTAATTGTCTGATAATCAATCAGTTACACTATCACTATCATCACAACACATTGATAATCAATTAGTTAACAAATAAAAAATAAATTATGATACACATTTTAGATGAAAACAAAATCAAAGAGAACTACGAGAAGTTCAGAAAATTAATCAATCAAACCTTTGAAGGTGAGAGATTAGAATCACTTAATAAGATGTACGACCATCTTGAAGATAGAATCGTACTAACCCCAGCATCATCGATGGAACATTTCCACAACGCATTTGCTGGTGGATATATTGACCACATTCTTAGAGTTACGAGAAACGCAGTTAAGTTATACGATATGTATAATGAGTTGGGAATCGGATTAGGAGAGTTCACAAAAGAAAACGTAATATTCTCAGCACTACATCATGACTTGGGTAAGGTTGGTAGTTTAGATGAGAATTGGTATTTACCAAATGACTCTCAATGGCATATTGAGAATCAAGGTAAAATATATAAAGCAAATCCAGATATGAATTTTATGAATATGACTGGAAGAACATTTTGGTTATTAAATCAGTTCGGAGTTAAAGTAGAAGAAGGTGAATGGATTGCAATCCAACTTACAGATGGATTATATGATGAGGCTAATAAAGAATATTACATATCATATGACCCAAACAAAGCTCTTAAATCATCATTTCCATACTTAATGCACCAAGCAGATATTATGGCTACTAGATTTGAGTGGGAGAGATGGAAGAAATTAAAAAGTGGATTACCAGCTAAGAACAAAGGTGGTAGACCAACAACTAAAAAGAAATTAGAAAACGTAACAATGCCAGAGAAGCTTGATTTCAAATCTATCTTTGGTGATGTAGAAGGGGCCTAATATGGAATTAATACAACATATAATATTACCATCAATAATAATAATCATATTACTTTATGTAGTATGGAACTTACTTCGGAAGGTTGAGAAGTTAGAAGATGGTATCAATGAAGTTAATGAAGTTTTAGATTCTTCAAAAGAATCAATCGAATCAACATTAGATAAAATGAAAGAAGTTGATAGATTAGGTTCATTCGAAGCTGATGATGAAAGTGGATTCATATTTACCGAACTACTAACCGCATTGGATAAATTAAACAACCAAATAAATAATAATGGCTAAAAAAAGAAGAAAGAGAAGTAAAAGATATTTTACTAAAATTACAGAGATAGCAATAAACGCATATAACGGAAGTGATGATAATGTCTTAAAGAATAAAATCTATAATAGATTTATCCACTACCCATTTGATAAGTTATCAGAAAATGTAATTCATACCTACAAAACATATTACTTCGATGTACCTTATGAAGATGTAAAAGCAAGTGTAGTAGCTTTTCTAAATGAGAAGATTCATAAGTTCAATGGAGAGAATGGTAGGGCTTTCTCTTACTTTACAGTAGTAGCAAGAAACTATTTATTTAATGAAAACAATGCTAACTATGCTAGAATGAAATCAAAAGCTGAAGTAAAGCATATCGATACACAACGAAATATAACAAATGAAGTTATAGACCAAAATAACAAAGAAGCCAAATCAGATTTTATTGACCATTTTACAAAATATATAGATTATCATTTATATACATTGTTCCTAAAAGATAGAGATAGAGCTATAGCAGATTCCATAAATGAATTATTTAAGAATAGATTAGACCTTTATTCGTACAATAAGAAGGCACTCTACATACTTATTAGAGAAAGAACTGGAGTTCACACTCAATATATAACGAAAGTAGTTGGTAAGTTAAAAGGTATTTATGCTGAATTATATATAGAATATAATCGAACAGGTCATTTAGCAGTGACTTACAAATTAAAGGATAGTAATGGATAAGGATACTGAATTATTTAAAGGAAAAACATTCTCTGATATTATGTCAGATGTTTATAACAATTCAAAAAAGAAGGATAGGCAACTTAAACTTCTTATAGCACAGTTAGAACCATTGGTTAAAAACCTACAAGACGCTACAGTGATTGTTCCTTTAATTAAAGAGTATATGGAAGTTTCAATTAAAAACGATGACCAAATTGTTAAGTTAGCAGCAATCGTTCAAAGAATGATGAAGGATGCCAACTCAGGTGACGATGGTGGATTTGGATTAACCGATGAAGAGAAAAAACAATTAATGTCAAATGCTGAAGAGATAGATAGGCAGATTGAAACTCTTCAAGAAGAAGGAGATGAATAATGAGTTCATTTAAAATTGGTACAGTTCAAAGAATCAATCTTAAAGATGATGATGTAAACGAACTATATAGTATTGAAATATTAACATCACAAGGGCAAGGTCAGTTTGAAGTTTGTTACCCAACTGATAGTAATATAAAAAGAATACCACTAATCGGTGAATCCGTATTAGTGTTTTCAGGTTTAGGTCCTGAAGCAAGTGGTGGTAGTAGAAGAGCTAAACAATATTATTTCGCACCAACTTCTGTACAACTTAATGTACATAACAATGCATTACCAAAGGGTTCTATAACCCAAAATCCTTCAAGTGCTGGAGCATCGATAGCAGCAACATCAGCAGGAAACCCAAATACATCTGGTGGTTCTGAAGAAGCTGAGTTAGGTGAAGGGTTTACTGAAAGAACAGATGTAGGTTCATTACAACCATTTATTGGTGATGTAATGTTTGAGGGTAGGTTTGGACATTCTCTAAGATTTGGATACACACCATCAGGCGCAGATACAACACAACAACCAACTTGGAGTTCATCTACAGATAACGACCCTATAACAATTTTAACAAATGGTAGAAAGAGTGCTGGAGAATATAATAAATTTATTATAGAAACAATTGATGATGACCTTTCATCTATATACCTAACCTCATCACAAAAAGTAGGGATAAAAACATCTCAAAGTAATTTAGGTAGTGGGGTAAAGGGACAATCGGCTTATAAAGAACCAACAGTCATAATCACATCAGATAGAATATTACTAAATTCAAAAAACGAAAATGTAATCTTAACATCTAAAAAAGATATTATAAATGCTACGCCAGGTTGGGCTATGGAAATGGATAAGTTCTTTACATTAGTAGAGAAGTTAGCAAGTGAATTAGCAGACTTAACATCGGCAGCCGCTACATATTCAACGGGAGTTGGACCTACTGGACCTGCTACTAATGCTGGTAAGGTGGCATCTATACTTAGTGATATACAGGCGATGAAACAATAAAGAGGAACGTATTATGCCAGCAGTTTGGCCAGGATTCATATCAACAGTAGGAAGTTTTTTAGATGATAAATCTGAAAAGACTCATACTGATACCGCTGAAAAGATTTCATCGGAATATCACAAAGCAGTAAAAACTGCTATGACTTCACTTCATGCAAATATGGTATTATCACAACCACCATATGCTCCAATCAAAGGTGCAATAAAACAATGTTTAGATGATATTAGAGATTCTGAAGGTGTAGCTAAATTTCCTCATTTTTCAAATTGGGCAAGTACTACATCCGCATATTGGTTATCTGTAGTAATGTCCCCAACTCCATTTCACCCAATCAATATGGGATTATCAACTGGAACTGTGGGGATACCTGTTCCGATAACACATATTATAAATAATGGTGGAGTGATTCCTGGATTACAAAATGATTTGTTAACGGCATTCACACATCCACCAGCACCAGCGTTGTATGGAATCCCATTTGCAACAAAACTAGCAACAGCATTTACAACTCACTTAACAACAGTAGGTGGATTACAGACAGAATTTGTAACAGGTGGTTCACCTGCAACGCCAGTTCCAGTAGGACCTGTGCCACAAGTATGGGTTGGACTAGTATAAAAAGAAAGTTTTTAATATTTATATATAAAGTAGAAAATTATGAAGGCAAAACAATTAGCAGATTTATTAGAGGTTATCGTAAGAAAGGTAGTTAGAGAAGAACTTAAACCTATTATTACGGAAGTTAGAAATGCTTCTAAACCGATTTTAAAAGAAACAAAAAAGAAAAATAAAAGAACATCAAATAGAATACAAAAAGACCCATTAGATATATCAGATGTCTTAAAGGAAGAAAGAGCATCGAATCCAACTGAGAAAAAAACATTTGTTAAGAATTCAATGTTAAATGATATGTTAAACGAAACAATGTACGATGGTGAGTGGAGAAATATGGATGCTCAGTTTGGTTCGAATCAAGCACAAGCTTGGAATGGTAGAGAAGATGTAGCAGTAGCACCAATAGTAGATATAGATGGTAGGCCTGTTGATACTAACAATCAAGATGTAGCAAACGTAATGGGAGCTATGACAAAAGATTATTCTCAATTGATGAAAGCGATTGATAAGAAAAAGGGAAAATAACAAATGGCTAAGGAGAGAAAAGAATATTTCTATAATCCAATAGATTTTGAAAAAGATGTTGCAGTTGGAATTAAATTACCATTCTCTAAGGAAAATGGTTTATTTTCACTTTCATATTCAACTGAAGAACAGGCAATATCTAATTTAAAAAATCTACTATTGACTAGAAAAGGTGAAAGAGTATTTCAACCAACATTCGGTTCTCAAATTTATGCATTGTTATTTGAACCAATAACTTTAGATTTAAAACAAAAATTAGAAGATGGTATATTAGTAGATGTAAATTTCTGGCTACCTTACATAATTATTGATGAAGTTAACGTTACGCCTGATGAAGATAGAAATCACGTTGGTATCACCTTAAACTTTAGAGTTACAGAACAGGGTGCTAACCAAAGAATAAATTTATTAGTAGATTCAGCTGGGTCTGCAACTATAGAATAGGAACTTATGGCAAAATCAAACAAATCAGAACTAGTCCAAAAGGATGTTAAACTTATTGGAAAGGATTTCGGAGAGTTAAGAAAAAACTTAATTGATTTTTCTAAAACATACTTTCCAAATACTTTTAATGATTTTAACGAATCCTCACCGGGTATGATGTTTATAGAAATGGCATCGTATGTTGGTGATGTATTATCATTTTATACAGATACTCAATTAAGAGAATCATTATTATCTAACGCTGAGGAAAAGGCAAACCTTTTTAATCTAGCAGCTGTATATGGGTACAAACCAAAGAACGTAGTTCCAGCATCAGTTGATTTAGATGTATTCCAAATATTACCAGCAAAGGGTTCGGCTGATGAAGTACGACCTGATTATGATTATGCATTAAAGATTAAAAGTGGAATGATAATTCAATCCGATTCAAATAAAGATGTAGAGTTCTCAACAAACTTCGATATAAATTTTGCAGCATCATCATCATTCAATCCTACTGATGTATCGGTGTATCAAATTGATGAGAATACAAATGAACCTATTTACTATCTTTTAAGAAAATCAGTTAAAGCATCAAGTGGTAAAGTAAAAAAACAACAATATGTATTTACATCACCTAAGATATATGATAAGATACGAATCTCTGATGCTAATATTATTAAAATAAAATCCGTAATGGATGATGATGGGGATAGTTGGACTGAAGTTCCATATCTTGCTCAAGATACTGTGTTTGAACAAGTAGAAAACAACGAAGATAATTCTACTAACTTACAACCATATAGTGGAGAAACTCCTAAGTTGTTAAACTTACAGAGAGTACCTAAAAGATTCATTACAAAGTTTGAATCTGAAAAAGATTTAGTAATTCAATTCGGAGCAGGTGTATCGGCAAATGCTGATGAAGAAATAATTCCTAATCCTGATAACGTTGGGTCGGCACTATACCAAAATACAGGAAGATTAGACCAAGGGTTAGACCCATCTAACTTCTTATACACAAAAACATATGGGGTTGCTCCATCGAATACAACATTAGATGTTGAGTATTTAGTTGGTAATGGTGTTGAAGATAATGTACCTGCAAAAGATTTAATTCAAGTTGTTAGTAGAATATATGAAAACGATAACACTGCCCTTCTAAACCAAGAAACTCTTAGATTTGTACAAAACTCATTAGCAGTTACAAACCCAGAACCAGCAGTTGGTGGTAGAAGTAAAGAAACTGATGATGAGATTCGTAATAACGCAATGGGGTATTTTGCAGCTCAGAATAGAACTGTAAGTAGAGAAGATTATATTATGAGATGTTACGCATTACCACCACAATTTGGTTCAGTTGCTAAAGCTTATTTAGCACAAGATTATCAAATAGAAACAAAAGGTAATGGGAGTTTTTCACCTCATGCTATATTACCAGGAGACCCAATACCAAAGATAATTGAAACGGAATCACCGAATCCATTAGCTCTTAACTTATACACATTAGGTTATGATAAAGATAAAAAAGTAACCAAACTAAACCCAGCAAC